AGCTGCACTGATTAAGATTAGAGACTTGGCTCTTTCGGAAGGGGACATGAAGGCTGCTATGGATTCGATTAGGATTATAAACGATATGCAAGGGTACAAGGCTCCGACTAAGGTCGAGCAGACAAAGATTGATATCACTGCCACAATAGATTTAACAGAGCCTACCGACAAACAAGACTTTTTGGATATAGATGCAGATTAAATTATACAAACCTACTGAGCCGCAAAAGGATTTTAATCAGCTCGTACACGATCACCAGCCTTTCATAAGCTGTATCGTTGCGGGTAGACAGACAGGTAAGACCTTCTTCATGCAGAACGATTGTGTGATGAGGGCATTAAACAACCCTAAACACCGAATGTTCTGGGTAAGCCCAATACAAGATCAAGCAAACAAAGTGATGAAGGACATTGAAGCAATGTTCAGTAATCATCAAGAGTTGTGGAATCAGATAGTCAAGCGTTATGACAGAAAGGCAAACGAACTTTATTTTTACAATGGCAGCTTTATTAAGTTTAGGTCTGCTGATAGTGGTGATAACTTGCGTGGTGCAACACTAGACTTCATCTACTTGGATGAAGCAGCATACATGAAGTTGGATTTTATAAACGAGGTACTATTACCTATGGTCACACGTACCAACGGAAATGTATGTGCGGCCTCGACATTCAACGGCCCGAATTGGTTTTACGAATGGTACAAGGATGGACAGGTAGAAGCCAACTGGGAACAAGTAAGAAGCATTAAGCGGACTTACCTAGACTTAAACGACAACAAGGTTTCTAAAACTGTACTCGGTATCAAGAAGTCTATGACACGATCACAGTTCGACCAGGAGTTTTTATGCAAGCCTGTAAGTTCGAGCACTCTTTTTAGCAACATCGAGGAGTGCGTGTCCACAACTAAGAAGGAGTACGAGAGACTGTACATAGGAATGGATATCGGTGTGGCTCAGGATTACACTGTACTCACGGCAATCACCGAAAACTACGATGTCATAGATATAGACCGATTCAATTACAAAGAGGAGAACATGGACAGCGATGAGTTCAAGGACAGGATAAAGGGATTCTACTTGAAGCACGATGAGAAGTTAGCGGCTGCGTACTTCGAGGTCAATAACAATGACTTGCTGTTTGATGACATCACAGATGACGATAGACTCTACAAGATGATACCTTTCCTAACCACAACCAAGAGCAAACCAGAGATGGTTAAGAACTTGGTCAAGCTTTTCGAGGACAGGGAGATTACAATCCCAATTAACGATGAGCTAACAAAAGAGCTTTACGACTTTAAGTCTAAGCGAAATCCAATAACCGGTAACCTTCAGTTTTCAAACACAGAGGGCAAGCATGATGATATGGTGATGAGCCTAGCGATTGCAGCTTATTGTGCAAGAGAAGAACAAGACGGGGGTGTAACAATGTTCCTATGATAACGTTTAAAGAGCATATAAGCTATTCTAAGAGCATAACTATAGATGATGACGGTATTGTATCAGCTGATAATTTAGATGCCTTAGAGAAGCTTGATTTGCTTCGCAGAATGTCAGAGACATATCCGTTAAAGGAAAGCAAAAGTATAACTCCATACATCAGAGAGAATTTCAAGGTCAACAAAGGGGTAATGGATTTGGTCTTAGGTCAGTTCATAATGGTAGAGCAAATACTCACTGGTAAATCTAAGTTTGATTCAGAAGAAGAAATGGAGCTTGGCATACTAGAACTAATACTCAGACCAAAGCACCACACTGAGTTCGACAACGTAAACCCTATTGAAGAACAACAACACCGTGAAAAACTATTAAACTCACCTGTTCAAGACTTGTATAACGTGTTGCAAAGATATTTAGGCAATAGAGAAGATATACTGTTTAATAAATTCAAGGGAGTTTTCTACGAGGTAAACGAAGAAACCGAAGAGGTGGAGGAAAAGGTTCAAGATACTGGTGAAGCGGGTGCTCAATTCCATTCTCAATGGTACTGGTATTCTATAGTTAGGTTGTTAGCACACGAGGATATAACTAGATATTCCGTTATATATATGCTGAATATGTCCGAGGTTTTACCAGAAATGAGCTATCTAGCTCAAAAGAACAAGGTGGAGTCAGCTCAACAAAGACAGAACGCAGCTCTTAGTAAATTGTAAATTAAATAAATGTAATCATGAATAATTTATTGTCTTTCTACGATAAGGTTAAAGAGTTTTGCTCAAGCCACCATATGATTAATGAGTTCATGCTTTTGGGTTCAGCAGACGAATTAGGTAGCAGAGAGTTTGGTTATAGAAGCTTTGTGATGATACCATCTAGGTCAAATATATCAAGAGATTTAAGCAGACCTATATACACATTAACATTTAATTGCACAATACTAGATCGCTGCGAAGTCTCCAACGAACAGAGTTATGTTATCTCAACGGAAGAAAACTTATTTGTCGTGGGCCAGCTTCAAGATTTTCTTATACAAGACGATGAGAATTGTTACATTGATGATGTAGAGGTCGGATCGTTTTACAACGAGGATGAAAATGTTACAGCTGCTTACTTTGATTTAACGATTTCATTTGCTAGAAAAAACTATAACGTATCCATAAATAATTAATGTTAAGCCCAGCTCAACAAAGAGGAAGGTTGAGGTCTATAGTGGTTCGTAGATTAAAAGAGTACGACATAGGCTACCAACTTAGAAGTAAGCTATCTGCGTATGGACAGAAGGCTAGTGGTCGCTTAGGTAGAAAGATAAGTTACGAGGCAAGAAACTTAAATGTATCTGTGTCTTCAGACTTAGACACTAACACTGGATACATAGATAATATATTTGTAAATATTAACCTTCCATGGGAAAACAATTACGGTAGGAAATTAGATACTGAAGCTGGTGCTTCGGAGAATGCGGAAAGCCAAATGATACCTAGTATCGATGCGTTAGTACAGTGGATTAAAGATAAGAACATTACTACAACAATGACCGTAAGTAGTAGTCTTAAGTCTGGCGGCATAAAAGAATATACTTATACAAACACAATGTCCTCTAGAAAAAGAATGGCTTGGTTTGTTCAGCAAAACATTATAGAAGAAAACGAATTAAGAACTAGAAATGACTACGCAGAAGAACTTCGGTTTGAATTAGAAGACTTATTAAATGAATCAATTGAAGAATGGTTTGATGAAATAAGTGTAGATTTTATGGGAGAGGTTTACGTAGAGATAGGAAACATACTAGGATAAAATGGCAAAGAAAACAAGTAGTACAAGCAGTTTATCATATCAGGTATCGGAGATAAAATCTTCGATGAACGATCTTCAGAAGAAGATTAAAGACCTTGGTGCTGAAGGCGAGTCAGTTGTAAAGATATTCAGCGAATTAGGTGATAAGATAAAGGGTGGCGTTGGTGGCGCAGAAGATGTTATAGATCAGATTAAAGAATCTAAAGCCGCCATACTAGACTTTGTAGAGGCCAAAAAAAAGAAGGCAATCTTACAGATGAGATAAGTGCGGGACAAGCAAAGTCGTTAAACGCATTAATTTCACTAGAGAACAAGCTTGAACGATCTAAGCAAGGGGTTTTATCTGCTTTATCTAACGTTGCAAAGGAAGAGAAAAGAACCAACGACCTAAAGCGCAGAGCTGCTGAAGAGCAATTTAATGCAGACCAACAAGCAAAGGCTGCAATAAAAGAGCAGTCTGCTGGTGAATCTGAGATAAATAGAATACTCAGAGAAAAAGCATCCAACACCGCAGATATAAACGAAGAAGTTTATAAACGTCAGCAAGCTGAGAAAGAGGCTTTAGCTAAAGAAAAAGAATCTGCAAAGCTTAAGAAGCAGTCTTTAGAGGAGCAACGTGAATTAGAGAGGTTCATGCTTGAGCAGAGCCTCATCAGACAAGGTAAGAAGTTCGAAGAAGAAGAACGTCTTGAAAAAGAAGCTTTAGAAAGAAAGAAAGAAGCGGTTGCGGAAGAAGCTAGGTTAGAAAAACAACAAGCACTAGCAGCCATTGAGAACGCTAGAAAAGAAAAGGAAGCCGACAACAAGCTTCGTCTTGCTAAGATAAGAAACAGCAAGCTATCTGTAAACAAAAGAGCCGCCCTAGAAGAAAAATACTGGGAAGATTTACAGTCGAACTACAGTGAGGACTCCGTAGAATACAAAGAGCTTGAGGTAAAGAAGTTAGCAGCTACTAAAAAATACGAAAGAGAAAGAGCTGGAGTAGTTAAGAAATTTAGATCCTCTAGGGCCAAAGAAAATAAAGTAGACAATAAAGGATTTTTTGGTCAGTTTAAAGATGGTCTTCTTAGCAAGGGTATTGGTAAGACTTTGGGTAGACTTGCTGGTGTAAGTGGAATTGTACAAACCGCTAGAAAATCTTTTCAGTTATTAAGGAACGCTATAGTTAATTCTTTTAAGGCTTCCGTAGACTTTGAAGCACAACTTGCTCAGTTACAAGCTGTTACTGGTATAAACAACGATGAGCTTGGTCAGTTAGAGCAAAGTGTACTCTCCGTTGCTGGTAGTACGAAGTTTACATCTGAGGAAATCGTACAGCTACAAACGGAACTTGGTAAGCTAGGGTTTAGTGTCGCTGAGATTGAGGCAGCTACATTGGCCGTTGCACGTACAGCACAAGCACTTGGAGAAAAGGTTGGCCCTGTGGCTCAAAGAATTGGACAGATACTTAATCAGTTCAATCTCGCAGCAGCAGAAACCACTAGGGTTGCAGATTCACTCGTGTCTGTAATTAACTCTTCTGCACTTTCATTCGAAGGGTTTAGTACGGCACTACAATACATTGGCCCATTAGGAGCTGAGGTAGGTACTACTTTCGAGGAAACAGCAGTTGCTATGGCACTCTTAGCAGATAACGGTTTCACAGCGTCTCGTATCGGTACTGGTCTTCGTGGTATACTTACCGAGCTGTCTAAAACGGGTAAAGACTTAAACACCGTAGTAGAAGATTTAGCTGAAGAAGAGTTAACACTTGCCGAAGCGGTAGACCTAGTTGGAAAGCGGAACGCTGCTCAGTTAATAACTTTAGTACGTGCAGCTAGTGCTCAAAAAGAAGTAGGTAAATCACTTTCGGATTTAAATGACCAATACTTTAATCAAGGTTCTGCTGCTATTGCGGCTGCTCAACAAGTAGATACATTTCAAGGTAACTTAGATTTATTAAAGTCTGCTGTTAACCGTGTTCAGATTGCATTTGGTAACTTCATGAAGACAAGTAAGCTGCTGAGGTTTGCATTAAAACTTATAGATGAAGAGGGATACAATGCCGCTATCGCTGCTGAAGCTATTGCCGCAGCAGATCCCACGCAATTCAGTCAGAAGCTTTCTGAGGCTGCCGATGTTGTTGGTGGTCTTAAAAACGATTTAACGGATGTAGCAGAAGTAAGGGCTTTTGGTAATATAGCTGCACGTAGGATAGTTGGTGAAACAATTATACAGCCGATGGAGGATGAGCTTGCTATGTTGAAAAAGCTTAAAAAAGAACGAATAGACGGATTGAAAGCTAAAAAAGAAGAGTTAAGGCTTCAGCAACTAGAATTACCCTCAGGTTCAGAAGAAAGACTTAGATTGCGTAGAGAGGAGGTTGCCCTAGGCATAGAGATGGCTAAGCGAACTAAAGAGACAATAGCTGAGAGTCAAGCAATTGTCTCTTTAGAAAAGAAAATAAAAGACAGAAAAGAAGAGGGATTCGAAGCTGAGATTGAATATGTTCAAGAGTTAATCAATGAGGTAGGTCTTCAGACTGCTTTGGAAATCGAAAGAAACAAAGTAATAGATGAAAGAAAGGACATCTTAGAAGAGCTTCAGAACACTAGAGAAGCAGAAACGGAAAGCCTTAAAAAAGCTAATGACTTTAATGTTAAAGTTCAGACTGAATTTACAACAGTACAAGAAAAAATAAATGCGCTCCTTGATGAACAATCAAAAAGAAAAGAAGAAGGAAATGAATTAACTGGTGAAGAGCTTCTTTTATTTAACGCAAAGCTAGAACAGTACAAACAAGAAAGTAACTCTTTGTCAAATCAAATAGTCCAGAAAGGGGATTTAGAAAAGTTGGCTCAAAAAGAATTTGAAAAGGAGTTTAAGCAGTTAGCCAATCGTATTACGGCTAGAAAGCAATTGTTAGAAAATGAGCAAGCACTACTAGATGTAGCTATACTAACAGAAAAAAATCTTTCTAAAAACGCAAGAACTGAGGAAGAACGTAACGAAGCTACAGAAAGACTAAGCACTCTTCAGCAAAAAAGACTCTCTAACGAAACACAAGCTTTTAATGATTTAAATGGAATCACTAATGAATATGCAGATTTAATTGACGATGTAGGAGTAGAGATAGAAAGAGCTGGTCTTGACGGTAGGTTTATTGAAAAGGCAAATGAGAGATTAAATTCTTTTAGATTAGGATTTAATGCTCTAGCTCTAGACATTGGAGATATTGCAAAGGCTGGAGAAGATTTAGCTGATTCGTTAGCCGCTGTATACAAAATTGATTTAGAGACTGGCGAACTAGATCCTAAACAGCTAGCTGATGTAGATAAACAAATTAAAGACTTAATAAGAAAGCTTTTACCTGGATTAGAGATTCTATCTCCTGATGCTTTTGAAGCTATATATCAAAAGCTACAGCCTCTAGTAATGTCAAGACTTATTCCAGATCCGAAGGATGATGAGAAGGAGCGTAAGAAAAAAGTAAAAAAATTATTAGATACTGTTTTAAAAGAACTGACTGATGCAGCAAAAGAATATAACGCTACGGCATTGGAAAACACTCAAGGTCGTTTAGATGCTGAGTTAGACGCTATAAAGAATAGATACGATACAGAACAAGATATTTTAAAGTCTCAGTTAGACAATCAGCTTATAACAGAGTCTCAGTTCAGAGTTAAGTCTAACGAGCTTAAAAGAAAGCAAATACAAGAAGAGAACGATATCAATAAAAAGAAGTTTGAGGCAGAGAAAAAAGCTGACTTGATAAACGTTGCTATAGAAACAGCTGAAGCAATTGCTTCCAACTTGATAAACAACTATGGCAAGACAGATACTGTAACAGCGACTGGTTTAACTCTAGCGGGTAATGCTGCATTGCTTGCCGGGGGTGCTTTAAAAGCTGATGCTATTCGTAGACGTAAGTTCTTCCCTGTAACCTTTGAAGAAGGGGGTATCGTTGAAGGGCCGTCTCATGCAAATGGTGGGGTTCCTTTTTCTGTTGCTGGTCAAGGGGGATATGAAATGGAAGGTGGCGAGTTTGTAATTAACAAAAAAGCATCTGCTCTTCATAGAAGTCTTTTAGAAAGAATAAACAGTTCTATAAAGCCAAACACAAATATTGATACACACAAGTTTGCTATGGGTGGATTGATTGACAAATCAAAATCGTCCACTGTAAATGTCAAAACCGACAATAGAGAAAGTGTAAATTATCTAAAGGCAATTGCTGAGGCAAGTGTGTCAACAGCTATTAATAGCAACAAGCCATTAAGAGCTTTTGTATCGGAGAGAGACTTAAGAACTAGCGAGAACGAAAGAAGACTAAGAGAAAGAAACGACAGAATATGACATTTCAATTTATAACAAATCCACAATCTTCTATAAACACATCTGCTTTAACAGCACCTGTAGATGTTGATGGGGAATTAGCCACAGTTTTTGTGCCTAACGTTGCTGTAGAGGTCAACGATGTTGTTCATCTTTCATACAAACTAAACAGCATACCTCAAGGGGTATATGGCGTGTGTATAAGTGTAGACATGGATGGAGGACAGCCTAATTTTGTTTTCAACTTTGATTCTAAAGTGTATAGTCTTCTAGCTGATATACCGCAGAACAATGTAACAAACATAACTACATACAGAGGTAACGCTTACGATAAGGTATCTCAGTATGAGATAGTACCAACTGTAACAAGAGCTGTTTATTCTGATCAGTTAAAGTCTTATAACACGACTTTAGATTACAGCTTAACAATAAACCAGGAAAACAGAAAATTTTTTAATGGCTTTAAGTCTGTTGTTACTGAAGACAAGATATTGTTTGCTGACTTTTGTGATAACTACGCTTATGGCGTATCTTTATCTGACGTTACTTTTAATAATATAAAGAACGTCTTTAGTCAAGCAATAAATTTTAATATAGCCAAACGATGAGTTTTACCTTATCTATAAGTTCAGATAATGTTACGTTTTACGAAGTTGATTTATTTGAAGAGCAAGAGCTTTTTTATGAGGCTTCGTTTTACGATGATGTGGATGTTAGTAAAATTAAGATTCCTTTTTATACGACATTAAATATACCTTTAACAAACACAAATAAAAGTATATTATCTTACGATCCTGTCTCTCAAAATACTTCTAGCTATCCTTTATCTAATTATTACTTTAAGATAAACGTCCATAATAACAATTATACTACTATAAACGGTGTAATGACCGTCTCTTCATATGAGTTTAATTCCTACGCTCCTTTCATTGAAGTTGAATTAAAAGATTTCATAACAGTGTTTATGAGTGAGCTAAGTTCTTTGGGATTAGGCGATGTGCTTACATCTTCCTACTATAGCACTCAACACTCTTTTAATGACTTTATACTCACTACCGCTAATGGGGGTGAGGCTGGTACTGCGAACACTAACCCCGACTACACTAGGCCAGTAAATTTCCCATATGTAGATTTAGCGAATGATACAGAGAAGTATACCTATGAAGCTAGACACTTTGCGGAGTACGGATCAGGTATGGATAGAACAGCTTTTATCCCGACTCTTTCTGTAAAAAATTATTTAGATTCTATAGGGGACTACCTAACAGATAGTAACAGAGCTGTTGAGATAAGGTCTAAACTTTTTGGGATAAACGACACTGTACATGATACAGACTTTCAGCCAGAAAAACTTCAAGCAGTTGTACCAGCTAAATTACAAGCGGTAAAAGAGGTTAACAATAGACAGTTCCAACTTACTCAAGCACCAGAGCGAGCTAGGCCAAATGAAGGAATGGATTTTGGCACTAACATAGATGGTACTACAAAGCTAATGAGAACAATAGCTTTCGGAGAGGGAGATATTTTTGGAAACTATAATTCCACAGCTAATACAAGTTATCAAAAGTACGGCATAAAAAATAACAGTGACCGTGCCTTGGCCTTGTACGATTCTGTAAATCAAAGTTGGGAGAATGAGCTAGGATATTTTTGTCCTCATATGTCATTTAAGGCAAAGGTTCAGTTTATTAATGGCGATGCCTTTAAATCTACGGGTGAAATCGGATACGACATACCCGTAATCACTGAAGATAAAATGGTTAAGAAGATAGACACAACCTCTAGTAATATGAAGTTTGGTTTATTTATATGTATCTATGAAGACAAGTATCTTAAAAAAGAAATAAGACTAAACGATTCCAACGGTGATCCTATAGAGTTGGACATAACAAATGCCACCTTAGATAGAGGAGCTACTTCTAAAACAGAACAGGAAACTAGCGGGAGCGACTTTCTGAACCCGCTTGGTGGGAGCACTCGTATGCGTATGAATACGTTAAATCCCATATTCCCTTCTGGTGGTATATTAGACAAGTTAGTTTTTTCTAGTGTTGACGCTTACCTTCCTACAGATGAATCTATAGAATTTGATGTGTCTGGGGAAAGCAGATACGGAACTTCACTTGTTTTAAAGCCTATATTTGGGGAGATAAATATTGAATATGTTTCTTCGTTTTCAACGACAGTTACTGGGAATCCACAGGTCAGATATGCTGATGCCTACCAGACAGATAATTTTGAGGTAGAGGATATTAGAAAAGCGAATACACTTGTAGCTGATTATGATGACTTTGGATTGCTTGTAAAAGCAGATACTGATTCAAACATATATTTTTTAAATGATGAGTTTGTTATAAAAGATTCTTTAAATGAAACAACAGACTTAACGCCAGTAGATATTATAAAGTCTATCGCTAAGAGATTTGGTTGTGGATTGTTTTACGAGTTTGAGTCTAACACACACATACTCAGGATTGATCCGATACATATATTAAGAGACAGTACAGTTGAAGGTGATTCCTACATAGATGATTCGGTGTCAATAAAAATCTATAGACCTTCAGATATAGTTAAGAATCTAATTGTATCAAACGAAGATAAAGGTTTGTTTTTTGATAAATACACAGAGTATGACGAAGAAACTGCGGGAACAATAAATCAAGTTTTAAATTCCAACGGATTAAATGATTTACAGATAGAGCTTAAATCCTCAGTGTACAGAAAATCTTTATGTGGAGATATATTTTTTGAGTCAAACAGCAACATTGATTTAGGTATTATAAGTCCTTCAGAGGCTGGTGTTACAGACAATGTATTTACTAAATACTATGACATAGGTATTAGATATGCCTACCTTATAGAGCCGCTATATAGAACAAATATTAAAGTTCCTTTTAGTATAGAGCAAAACAGAAGACCATCTTTGCAAACCACTACTCAACGTATATATATTAATATGTATAACTTTGATAATGGCACGAATTTAAATAAACACACGTTTAATGGTAGATTAACCAACAAAAATTCTAGCGGTTTTGATTTGTTAGGAGAAGATAAGGATGCTAACACTACTGATTATTATGATTTAATATCTTCAACAGAACAAGTAACATCTAAGGGTAGTGCTTCTGCTGAAATGTCTTTAGTTTTACCTGTATCATTTATGAATACCACAGGCTTTATGTTAGACAAATACACTTTTTCCTTAATTAATGGCCAAAAACTTTTAATTAAATCTGCCGAAGGACAAGTCTTTAACGACAACGCTTATCTGACTGTTAAGGGTTTGATAGAATAATTGTAAATTATTTATATGGCTACTTATAACGACTATCCTTCATCTGCATCTAACAACGCCAAGAAGGTTCTTGAGTGGAAAAAGAAGTATGGTTCAGAGGTTAAGGGAATGACAGCTGTAGGCTGGACTCGTGCAAACCAATTAGCCTCAAAAAGAAAATTAAGTTATGAAACAATTGCTCGGATGGCTGCCTTCAATCGTCATCGTAAAAATGCTACAATTGACCCGAAGTACAAAAGCACTCCTTGGAAAGACAGAGGATATGTTGCTTGGCTTGGTTGGGGAGGAACAAGCGGAATTAATTGGGCGATTAGAAAAGCTGAAAGCATTAGAAAAGGAAATGTCAAAGCCGAAGTAGAGGTTGCTGATCTCCCTTATGGAGATAGAAAAAAGAAAAAAAATGGATAAAGATTTACCATTATACGATATTACACTTGAGGATTTTGAACAAGGTATGTACAAAATTTCTCTTGTGGACAAACCTGCGATAGAAGAAAACTTCATCTACTTCGATAAAACTGAGGTTGTAGAGATGTTTGCTAATGACGAGAAGAAAGAAGTTGTTGGGCCAATTATGATCCCTAACAAACAAATCTTACGTCACTCGCTAGAGAATGGTTATTACTACGTTAGATTCACGGAAGAAACAATCCGTGACATTATGTATAACTATTCCAAGAAAGGTTTGTTTAACCAATTTGGCATCCACCATGAGTACGATACAAGCGAAGTGGTGATGCTTGAAGTTTGGATGAAAGAGTCTAATAACGATAAGTCAACTGACTATGGTTATGACCTTCCAAACGGAACCGTATTCGTTAAGGCTAAGATTGAGTCTGACGAATTGTTTAGTGCGATTAAAGAAGGGGAAGTAAATGGCTTCTCTATCGAAATTCAAGCTGATATTAAACCCGTAATAAAAGAAGAACACATGAACGAATTTAATTTTGCTAAAGAACTAGGCAAGATGGAGGCTCAACAAGAGGCTTCAGCTGCTAAGTTTGAGGCTAAGATTGTCGCTTTAGAAGAGGAGAATGCTACTCTTCTAGAAGTGTTGACCTCTTTTGAAGAAAAGTTCGCTGGCGTTGAAGACCTAAAGTCTGCTGTCGAAATGATTCAAAAGCACATCTCTGCAATGGCTGATACTCACGAAGAAGAAAAAGAAGAAGAGGAGAATCAGGAGGAAGAGAAGGAAGATAAAGAAGAGGAAATGGTTGAAAAGAAAGAGAAGTACATTGCTCCTGTAACCTCAGCCACAGACCTTTCTGAAGAAAAAGACGAAGAGAAAGAGTACGAAGCCGTTGAGGAAGAAGTAACTCAGTCTGAAGTCGAAGAGGCTTTTGCTGCCGAACAAAAAGCAGAGGAAGCGGAAGAAACAGTAGAAGACAAAACTGTGGTTTTCAATGCTATTACAGCGGAGAAAGTAAACATGGTAAATGATTTCTTCAATCGTTTCAAGTAAATTGTAAATTAATAAAAACGTAACTCTTTAAATTTAAATAAAATGAGTGTATCTATTGCATCTTTACCATATGGTGACCGCAGACAAAATCTGTTTATCGACTCTATGGTTAAAAGCGCAGCGGTTTTAAACCGTTTCCGCTTAATCGATGGCGTAAAAGCCAAAGTAAACGTACCTATTTTTGACGCATCTTTGACGTTTGGTACAGACCTATGTGTGTTCACACCAGCTTCTTCTGCTTCTATTGCAGAAAAAGAAATGACTGTTGACACTTACAAGTGGGCTTTCTTAAACTGTAAGAATGTACTTGAAGCATCTTACCGTGGACTTCTATTGAAGAAAGGTCAGCACAACCCAGAGACTATGGACGCTGAGTTCAAGGATTGGGTATTTGACTACTTCTCTAAATTAGCTGCTGAGAAAGCATTGACTCTTGCTGGTAGCGAAATTGAATTAGAATTAGGTAATGACGCTGCTGTTCTTGACTATACTATTGCAGCTGGTGGTTTAACTTCTGCTAACATCTTAGACGAGATGGAAAAAGCTTACGCAACAATGAGTGGTGATATGTTGGCCGCTATCTACGGAGACGCTGATCGTGATTTCAAACCAGCGTTCTTTATGAACACTGTTAACTTGCAAAAGTATCAAATTGCTATTGCTGAGAAATTCACTACTACTCCAGAAGGTATCATCGAAGGTAACATTCCTCCGTACTACGGAATGGAAGTTATCCACATGGCTTCTATCGCTAATGATTCTTTCTTTATCTCTGCTCCACAAAACTTGGTTATGTTGACTGATGACTACAACGATGTAAAAGCTATCGACATGAAGTACGAAGCTGAGTTGTCAAGCGACAAAATCTGGGGACAGTTTAAGTTAGGTTTCTCTTACTTGAAAGGCGAGGAAATCGTTTACGCTCAAGTATAATTAAATTAATGGAGGGGCGTAGTCCCCTCCCTTTAACCTTAAAAATAAAAATAAAATGGCTTGTGAATTATCTCTTGCTGACGTAACATACGACTGTACTGATTTAGGTATTGGTGGACTAAAGTCTGTTTACGTTGCTAATCGCTCAAAATTAATCGCTAACACAGATTCTGCTTCAGCTGCATGGGTTCCTGTTTCTGTTGCCCTTGACGTTGTAACTGTAACTCAAGATGCCAATGTTGCTACTAGTGGTGACGACAACAGCATTTTAGGAACAATTGGTTCGGGCCACTCAGCTCAAATCAACTTTAACTTGAAAGATGGGTTCTCTGTCTTTACAGATGTTAAGACTGTAACTGCTGATGGTATCGTATCTAGTGTACCTACTGTTGCTGTAGAAGTTCCTTCTATGTCTTTGGCTCACCGTAACGCTTTGAACTCTCTTGCTTCTGGTGGTTCTGAATTGGTTGCTTTCGTAGAAACTGCTGCTGGTACTTACCATATGCTAGGCTTCGATTACGGAATGTACGCTGCTACAATTGACGGAACATCAGGTTCTGGTCGTAGTGAGAAAAACCGTTTCCAAATTACCCTAACAGGTGATGAGGATTCTTTGGCTTACAGCCTTACTGCCGAGCAGTGGGAAGACATTACTTCTTCTGTTGTTGCATAATAACAGAATCTTGTAAATTAACACAAGGGGAGGGACTAATACCCCTCCCCTTTTTTTATACATATAATATGAGTTTTAGCTGTAGTATTTTACTTGAGGATTTAGACATTAACTGCAACAAAAATGTTGGTGGAATCACAAAGGTAGTATTAGGTCTTCAGAAAGATTTAGATATGGTGTTTGACGCTACGGATGAAACGATTATAACTCAAGCTCAATTAACTGATCACGTTATATTTGAGCACAACAACAAAGATTCCGTAACTAATTTCACGGAAACAAAAGCAACTAGTAATGGCCTTGGTGTTATATCTACAGAGATATTAATTAGAATACCATTTCTAGATAGAAAAATGAATCAAATAGACTATATGTCTAGAAGACAAGATTTGGTTTGTATAATGTACCACAATAATGGAACGGCTACCATTAGTGGATGGATGGATGCTTTGACTATGAATTACTCAGCAAATAGCGGAGCTTCAAAAAAAGAGTTATCTTACATAGACATAAGCCTGGTTACGGATAGTTGGATTGCTTCAATGGCTTGTAGTCAATCCGTAATTGATTTGAACTAATGAGCTACGCCCCTATAAAAAGAGGGTATAGCCGTAACTCCCAACAAGTATCTTCTAGTATAGTTGATTATGTAATTGGGGGTATAGAGCCTTACAGCTCTAATAACATTACTATAATAACTGGTAGGGTAGATTATCTTATTGGTAATAGAAGTTACTACTCCGGATCAGATTTAGAACAAACTGATGCTGGTTTTGCCAACTTGCAGTGGGAGACGATAGAGGCACTTTGGGAAACTATTAATGAATATTGGAACGTATAATGAGCAACATTACTAAAGATAGAAACTACTATCAAGCAACAACAGGAGATTTAGGGTTTCGTAAACTTTCCGCTGGAGACACTACTCCTAACGGTGAGAAGTATCGTTTTATTGTTTGTCTTCAAGAGGCTAACGTAAACGTTGAAAGCGAAGTAGGAGATTCTCTTACAGGGCAAATCTTACCAACGGGTATGACTTTGTTTGGTAGATTCACTGAAGTTCAGTGTTATGAAGGAGTTGTGTTAGCATACATATCAGAGTAATGATAAACCTTGCTCTATCTGTACTATCTATATCAACACGATCTGCTGCTTTAATTTATCAGCGGACAGAATTTGACAATGTGCAGTGGAATACTATACAAATGCGTTGGGAAACAGTTCAAGATACTTGGGAAGCAGAATTGTAAATTAAAGAGATGGCTACACTAACTGGAAATAAACCAAAGGATACATACAAAGGTCTTATAAAGACCTCCGATTCTAACGAGCTGACATCAGAGAAACAACTCTCAGATGGTAACGGAAATAACATACCCCTTCATGTAAGCACAGATAGTGTAAGATTCTCTGGAGAGGTTAAAGATTCTTCGTCTTCTGCTGGCTCTGAAGGTCAATCGCTTCTTGTAAACTCAAGCGGGACTGTTCAATGGACAGACGTAAAATATACACATAGCCAATCTGTCGCTTCAGACAGGTGGGGAATACAACATAACTTAGGTTTTAAGCCGAGTGTAACTGTATTAGACTCCAGTGACAACGAGGTCTATGCAGAGGTACAGCATTCTAGCAACAATCAGCTTGATGTTAGATTTAAGAACGCCCAAACAGGCAAAGCATATTTAGTTTAATTTATATATAAAAAACAATGGCAATTAAATTTTTAGCTGACTTAAACCTCTCCGGATCAGAGCTGGTTTCAGCAGCGTTAGAAACAAGAGCAAGTGCTCAAGAAAGCGGAAACGCAACGGGACAAATTTACTTTAATACCACAGACGGTGCGGTAGAGATATTCAACGGTAGTTCATACATTGTAGTTGGTAAGGAGTATGGTGCTGGTGATGGTATTACATTAACAGGTACTACATTCTCCGCTGATGCAAACGATGGTATAAGCGTAGATTCAAATGGTATAAGTGTTGACAGTACAGTAATCCGTACTAGTGGAGCACAGACCAAAGGTGGTAACATGACGTTCTCCAATGACGTTACTGTAACTGGTAACTTGACTGTAAACGGTACACAGACTATCTTGAACACTGCGGAACTAGCAGTAGAGGACACTAACATTACATTGAACTCTGGAGCTAGTGAGGGTGCTGATAGTGGTATCTCTGTACATAGAGGGCAAGGTGAAGATGTACCCGTATTACAATGGGATGAATCTGAATCTAGATGGACATTTACTAACGATGGTTCTACGTTCAACAACATCCCACTTTCCTCAGAGTACAACAACTACACTTTACCAGCTGCTACTTCATCTGCTTTAGGTGGTGTTAAAGATGGTGCTAGAATTACTATCGCTGCCGATGGTACAATCTCAGCTGATACTCAAACAGCAAACGACTTTACCGATACTTTGCTTACAAAGCTTGGTGGCATTGCTACAGGTGCAGATAATTACGGATCGTGGACTGTATCTGATGGCACAAACTCTGAGACAATAGGTAGCGGAGACTCAGTAGCATTCCGTAGTGGTACAAACACTACTGTATCATACGATGAATCCACAAATCAGTTTACATTCTCGTCTGCCAATACTCAGTTGTCTACTGCTGATGTTCGTGGTAAAATTTCTGGAACTGGTTTAATTGGCTACGATTCTTCAACTGGTGTTATAAGCACAACTGCAAATAACTACTCGTTACCAGAGGCTACAACAAGTGCTTTAGGTGGAATTAAAGTAGGGTCAAACCTTACAGTTACCGCTGATGGTACACTTTCGGGTACTGCAAACACTCAGTTAAGTGCAGAAACCGTAAGAGATTTGGTTGCAGATGTAATGGTTGGCAATGCAACACACGTTGGTATTACTGCTAATGATGCCGATTCAAGTAACGCTGTTACCTTAACAAACTCATATAACGTATATACTGTAAACACTGGTTCTCACACAGGAGACTATAGTGTAACTACAGCAACAGCTGGGGTGAACCATCCCGCTCATGTTGATGTTTATGACAGTAGTGGTAACCATTGCATGGTTGAAATAAACTATGCAAGTTCTACTTGGACAATTGTAGGTTTACCAACAGATTCTTATGACGTTGTTATAAGCGGTAAAAGAAGAGTATAATTCATTATATTTGTTGTAAAATAAATTAGTATGGCTATTAAGGTAGTAGGAGATATAGATGTTTCAGGGAGTCACAATTTAGGGGCTTCAGATATTCCTAACTTAGCAGCAAGTAAGATTACGAGTGGTACATTGGGTACTGCTCGTATTCCTTCTTTAGCGGCTTCAAAAATTACAAGCGGGACGTTTGATGCGGCTCGTATACCTGACTTGTCAGCTACTTATCAAGCAGCGGGGAACTATTTTACCGATGGCGATTCTGTCATCAATATGAACAACAACGATGGATTTAGCTATAATGACACTACAAATGTAATGTCTGTAAAGCTAGACGGAACTCTTCGTGAACTTTATCATACGGGCAACCTAACGCCTTTAACAATAGGAACAACATCAAGCACGGCAATGGCGGGTGATACTACCATACCGAGTGGTAACGCAGTAATAGATTGGACTGCTGACCAAGGAGATACAAACATTCATTCTGGAAACTATATTAACACTACATACACTGTAGGTGATAATGGTTTAACGGCAAAGAATTTTACATCTACGCTAAAAACCAAGCTTGATGGAATTTCTACTGGAGCTGATGTAACTCCATCTTGGGTTCCTAGTTCCGATCCAAGCTATATATCTAGCGTACCCGCAACATTCTCGGCAACGCAAATAACACTAGGTAGTGGGGTTATACTAAAAGAATCTGCTGACCGTGCCGATTTACTATACATAAACAGCTCTACAAGCGGTTGGGGTGGACTTCAAATAGGAAACACATCTAATGAGTTTATTTTCTCATTAATGGGTAACGGCAGTGTAGGTGGTATATATGATGACCAAAACGCAGACTGGTTAATTCAATGGACTGAAAATGAGGGTGTTAGTTTATACTTTGAAGACAGCAGCAGAAAATTCCAGACAACAAGCACGGGTGTTACCATTACTGGTGAAATTGTAACAACTGGCGGCAACTCTACTAATTGGAACACTGCTTATGGTTGGGGTGACCATGGCGAAGCGGGGTATGGAACGTCAAATTTTGACGGAGCATATAGTTCTTTATCTGGTAGACCAACATTAGGAACAGCAGCAGCCGCAGCAACAGGAGACTTTGCTACAGCAGCTCAAGGAACTACAGCTGATAGTGCATTACAGTCGGGTGATGCCGACTTAACTCCAAGCTGGGTTCCATCAACTGATCCTAATTATTTAACATCTCATCAATCCCTATCATCTCGCACAGCTCTTAATGATATTCGCTCTTTAGGCTCACAAGCGTTTACAAATGGTTCAAACCCTAATATAACTACAGCTCAAGTAATATCTGAAATAGAATCTGATGGTGGTTTTGATTCTTTTAGCTCGGTATTTAAAACATCTTGGAGCTACGCTGGTAACTATAATCTTAGTGATGCGGGTAACTTTACTGAAACTGCTGGTTCGTCTTGGATAACATGGACTGATAACTCTAGCGACAGCAGTAGAGGTAACATAACTGCACTTGCTATTGCACCAAACACAGGTGGTTCAGCTGGAGGAGTATTTATATATAATGACCAAGGAAATGATTATTCTCCTGGATGGAGAGAGGTTTGGACTTCATCTAATTTCGCTGACAACTCAGGTAATTGGAACACAGCCTACGGATGGGGTGATCACGGTGCTGCTGGTTATGGTGATGCTACTCAAGATTATGTTGGTGAGCAGATTGGTAGTTTATCAATACCTACGAATAACAATCAGCTAACCAATGGTGCTGGTTACATAACGTCACAACGTGCTATTAGTGGTACTCCTACTGATGGAGCAACCACAACTGCTATATCTTCTGATTGGGCTTTTGATAATGTCAAGACTGCTGTGCCCGCTAACGCTGTGTTTACAGATACGGTTAATACTTTTGACGGGGCTTATAGTTCTTTATCTGGTACTCCAACATTGTTTGACGGAGCTTATAGTTCTCTTAGCGGAAGACCTACAATACCAAGTGGTAACGCTATTATAGATTGGACTGCCAACCAAGGAACTACTAATATCCACTCTGGTAATTATAGCAACACTCAGTTATCGAATGCTGATGTCATAAGTGCTGTAGTAGCGAGTAACAGCATTGATGATGCAGATAAAGTCACTATAAGAAGTAATATTGGTGCTGGAACATCAAGTACAGATACAGTATATACGCACCCTACCTCAGCTGGGAACAAGCACATACCTACGGGGGGAGCGGCTGGGCAGTTTCTAAAATACTCTTCTAGCGGTACGGCTACATGGGCAACGCCATCATATACTACAAATACAGACACTCAATTAAGTCAAGAGGAAGTTGTGAACATGCTAACAGCTGGAACTAATGTAACAATTAGTGATGAGGGGGTTATAGCATCAACTGATACAGATACAGTATATACTCACCCTACTTCAGCTGGTAACAAACACATACCAAGTGGCGGTTCTGCTGGGCAGTTCCTAAAGTATTCAGCAAGTGGTACTGCTACATGGGCAACACCTTCTTACACAACCAACACGAACACAACTTATTCAGCGGGTACTGGTCTTGATTTAACAGGCACTACATTTAGTGTTGAGGCTGATTTAAGAGATGGCATTACTCACGTTGGTAAAGATTCTAACAACTACATACAGTTTGATCCCACGAATGGACGTATAGATTTTTATACAGGTGGTGTATTTGTAGCTCGTTTAGAGTCGGATGGTGATTTGCACGTTAAAGGCGATGTTATTGCATACTCAGATATATTCTCATAATGGCATTACAAAGCAGTGGACAAATAAAAATATCGGAGATAGCTACCGAGATTATTGGCAATAGCGAACCAAACCTTAGTCTTAGAGGATTGTCGGGTGGCACTTACGGAGCGATAAACACTAATAATGCAGCGGCAGATAGACCAGATGGTAACACTCCTCACGCTATGAGCGAGTTTTACAGCTATGACCATAGTGCATCGGCAGCATACTCAAACACAAAGTATTATCAAAACGATGGTACAAGCGATTACATAAACTGTACTACAGGAACATCTCCGTTTAGCATAAATACTACACAAGACTTGAGCTTTAGTATGTGGGTACGCAACACGGGTAGTTTGCAGAACCAATTACTTTTTAACTTTGGTAACACAAATTCAAACGGTAATAACCGTATATTTCTTACCTATAGCCAAAGTCTAAATAGACTTATTTGTAGAATCAGAACCAATAGCGTAAACTTTGATAGGCAGTTCCCCTTGCATGATAACAACTCCGCAACGGGAATTAATAGCAGTGCAAGATGGAAAAGCACGGCACGAGGCAATGTCAATAGCGATGGATTCTGTATGATTACAATGACTTACGATGCCTCACAAACAAATGCCTCTAACGCATTTAAACTGTACTGGAATGCTACAGAGTGCACTTCGCAGTCAAATGCTAATAACGGAACAAGAACAGGGATTAATGCCACTAAGGGTCGTATAGGGGAAAACCTACACGCTACAAACAGTGCGGGTAATGCCACCCTAGATTACGATGAAATTAAGATATACAATAAGGTGCTGTCTTCAAGTGAGGTAACAACCTTATATAACAGTGGTGTTATAGCAGATAGTAGTCAAACAGTTTCTAGTGGTCTTATAACAGAATGGACTTTTGAGGGGAACAACGCTAACGATAGCAATAGTAAATATACCAACTCAATTGTAAATGGTAACATAGCAACGTACTAATGGCATACGATATACAACCTTACGATGAAGAAGAAACAGTTTGGGAAGCTGTTAATGATGGAACTCCAGAGTTCTACGGAACACATGAGGAATGTGTTATATATATAGAAGATGTTAGTCGGGGGAGATATAATTAACTATATTTGTTGTAGTTAACTAAAATATATTTTGTATGGCTAAGGCTAAAAAACTAACAAAAAAAGAACACGAAACAATGGAGGCTATTGTCTCTCTTATTCGTAACACGGAAAACGCAATTGTTGAAGCTGCTATTGTAAGTAGTAGAGCAACTTCTGAGCTTCTTAACGCAAAAGAATCTTGGGAAAAACTTAGTAAGAGTCTAGAGGAAAAGTACGGTTCTGTTGAAATAGACATGAAAACCGGAACTTTTAGAGACGCTAGCTAATTAATGTAAATTAAGTAAAGGGCAAGATGAAAAGAATTAAGTCTGAGGTTATTAATACTATCTCTTTTGTAAAGTCGTTAGATTGGGTTATCAATTCTTTCGATGTTACATTGGAAAAAGTTGTTGGTAACGGCAGTCAAACATTTGTAGACTTACAAGACTTAAACAGCTTGGAAACTTGCACCGACTTTATTCGTCTTAATATAGATTTAATAAATACCTCGTTAGAAGGTGGTGAGTATTTCCTCACCCTTTCTAATGGGGATTCTAGATATAGGTATTCTTGCAATATAGAAGACTATACAACAACACAAGACGGATCAGGTATTTATGAAGACTCTGTTAAGTTTTCAACGTACTAATTTGTAGATTATAGTAATGGGATTATTTAATAACATAGTAGATTTTTTTGCATCTAAGACAGATGTTCAAGCAACTGAACAGACTATAGCTACAAACGAGCTAGAGAACTCTATTAGAGACTTAAACAATAGATATCATCTAGGGCACACTACGTTTGGTGACTACATTAAATTTGGTGTCAATGATGACTTCCCGGTTATCTTAGAGAAGATGTTACGTCAATCGCCTGTACACTCTGGTATACTTACTAAGAAGTCTAAGATGATTGCGGGTAACGATATTAAGTTTGATGATTCATTCTTAAAGACAAACAAGTCTAAGCAAGAGCTTAAAGTTTTCTTAGGTAACTGTGCTGGTAACAACAAAGGAATGTATGATGTTATACTACACGCAGCATTTCAATACGAATCAAAAGGAGCATCTGCCTTTTACATCAGATGGAACAAGGGTAGAAGCAAGATATTAGAGCTTAAATCCTTAGACGTTAAAGGAGTTAGAGCTGCTGAACCAAACGAAAAAGGAGAGGTTACTCACTACATCATAAGAAGAACATTCGGATACGGAGCTAATTCAGTACAGCATAACGATCCTAAAAAAATTAAGGCTTTCAATAAGTTCGACAGGACTGGAACTGAAGCTGTTCTATACATATCTAACCCTTATAGCGGTAATCCATACTATGGTGTTCCTAACTATATTTCTGCATTTCACTACATCGAGTCTGACTTTGCCTTTGGTAAACACATTAAAAACTCTGCTGAAAATGGATTCTCGCCAAAAGTTCTTGCTACATTCATTGGTAGGAATATGTCAAATGAGCAGAAAGCCACTGAGTATAAAAACTTTAAAGAGTCTTTCATTGGCCCTGAAGCGGATAACTTTGTAGTATCTTGGGTTAAGAAACAAGAAGACGCACCTAAGTTCACACCTTTAGATATAGCTAATTTAGATAAAACGGTAGATGTGTTATCGAGACTTAACGATGCTAAGATACTTACTGCCCATAATATTACTAGTCCTACTTTATTTGGTGTTATGGTTTCGGGTAAGTTGGGTGGCACGGGGAACGAACTCGTCACAGCTTATCAAATCTTCAGAGCTACTGAAACACTACCTAATAGAGAAATTATTCTAAGTGGTTTAACTAGAGTTTTATCTACTGTAGGGTACGATAAGATGAACTTAAATGTTGTAGAAGAAGACGTAAACCTTGAAAGTATCAAGGGTGCAAATACTCAAGATATATAAGATGGTTGAGGTAATATTTATAGATGATAATTTTCTTTACAAAAACTTTCCTCTTCCTAAGAGATTGGATCGTGCTGCGCTATTGTCTATCATACAGTTAGAGCAGTACACATCTATACAAGATTTATTAGGTACTTGTTTGTACGAGCATATGGAATCTGGTGTAAGCAATCAAACGCTAACAGCAGACGAAATAAGCCTGTTTAAGCTTATCAAATACTCTCTGGCTATGTACTCGGCCAAAGCAACGATTACTATGCTTAGAACGCAAGCAGCGAACACTAAGCACGAAGAATCATCACAGGATCAATACGTCATAGATACACTGTCTTCTCAGATAGAAGGTAAAGTTGCATACATAAACAAGAGAATTGCACAATTTGTAAAATCTACAGCAAGTTTAAAAGCTATAATTGATGACTCTGATTGTGATGGAGACTTGTTTAATGAAGATGAAGTTTATAGCAGTTCTGTGTACTACCCTTATTCAGCAAACATTGAAGATGAGTGTGAAGAATCATGAGACTAACTGCGAACCTAACTCTTGCGGAACTAACGAAGTCTGCCACTGCAAAGAGGCTGGGGATAGAAAACGAGCCTACAGTAGAGCACTTAATAAATCTAAAGTCTACTGCTCTAAATATTTTTCAACCTTTAAGAAACCACTTCGGACATCCAATAGCGGTTACTTCGGGTTATAGATCAGAAGCCTTAAACAAATACATCAAGGGGAGTTCTAGAAGCCAACACACAAAAGGCGAAGCCATAGATGTAGACGCTCATGTTTTTGGGGGTATGACAAATTTAGATATATTTCTTTTTATAAAAGATCACCTATACTTTGACCAACTAATCGGTGAGTTTCCAGACGAAAATGGTGAGTTTTCATGGATTCATGTAAGTTATATAAAAGAGAACAACAGAGGAGAGGTTCTTGTAGCTTATAAATCAGAAGAAAATAAAACCATGTATAAAAAATACTAAAATGAATAACACTGATTTGAAGGTTTTATTAATGAATGGTGCTACGTTTAGCATAACTATGGCTCAAATAGAAGTGACTCTTAAACTTACTCTCTTAATTGTATCAATAGGGTATACGCTACAAAGATGGTATTATATGAATAAAAATAATGATGCCGGAGGAAAATAAATCTTTTCTAAAAGAAAATTGGTCAATGCTTGTGTGGATTCTAGCAGCAGTATTTGCTTCTGGTGGAATATACGCTGAGTTCTCCTCTTTAAAGATGGAGCTTCAAACCGTGCACGAAAGATTAGATAAAAAGATTTTAGTAATTGACAACTTAGAACAAAGAATCTATGTTCTAGAGAAAAATGTCGAGTACGAAAGAGGGTACAAAGAAGCTCAAAAAGAAAAGGGATAGACTAAAGCCTACCCCCTTTTATTACAAGTACCCATACAGGTACATTCTACTGGTGCAGATTCGCACCACTTTACTTTAGACGGCCTCTCTTGTCCACGCTTCTTACTGCGAAGTACCCGCCTATCACTGTTACGCTTACCATTTCCCATAGACCAATCCATCTTTCACTTACACTACTAATACCAAATCCTTCAAAGAAGGTCATTAATACTAAAAAAATAATTACTGTGGCTAGAGTGAGTGGTCTTACGTTCTTGGACAACCAGGAATCAGAGGACATATCAGACTTCCATCTCTTGCTGATCTCAGCTTCTACAGACTGTCTTATCTCCTCCTTCTCTTCTGGAGTCGTTACAAATTTGTCTACAGCGTTTGTTACAGCATTTATGGTTTCTGCTGCACCCCCGCTAAATAATTTTTTTATCGGATTTCCCATCGTTAACTACCGCAAGCTTCGCAATCTTCTGGATTATCAATGGAGCATTGAGCTTTATCATTCTTCTCTGAACCCTCAAGTTCGTCAATAAAGTCTTGGAAGTCATTCTGTGTGTCAATGTCGTTCATGTTACTTGGTTTTTTTAGCTTCCTTAATAAAGGTCTGAGCACATAACTGTTTATCTTCTATGCCTACTGATTTACAGCGTTGGATAAATTGTTTTCTTGTCTCGTTCTTCATCGGTGTTGGAATCATTCTTTTTAGAATTAGAGTTAGTAAAAATAGGTTCGTCCCAGTACAAAAATACTTGGTCGCTTTTATAATTTACATTACTCATTAACTAGCTTTCTATAAGTGAGTTCCGCAATTAAGCTTGAATAAATTGCGTGCATAGGATGTAAATCCATTGCTGCAAATATAATTAAGCAGCTCCAGAACGACAAGCATAATACACAGTTAAACGGTTTGTAAGGCAGTATGTTCTCTATAATCCAGCCCCAAGGCTCAAACACAAATAGATACGCAAATAAAAACCCCATTCCAATGGCTATAAACCATCCCTCATAAATATCAATCATAATTTTTTACTTGTATAATCATCACGAATATAACGAACAAGTTTTAATTTAACCTCTCCGTCTTCTATTGTATATATCCGTCCTTTTATTTTCTGCCCATACACATCTCTCCACTTTAGAGAGACTATCTTATTATTCATTGTAGAATAAATTATAGATATTATTAAATTAGCAGCGGACTTCCCTGGTTTATAGTAGTAGAGAAACTTTTCGCACACTCTCATAACAGCTTCGTCTACAAGAGATTGTCGAAGCTCTTCGTTACCGTTAGTTATAAATGAATAGTAGGATATCTCCTTAGCTCTTGCTAATATAAAACGCCCAAGAGCATCGGTAATTTTACCTTGCTGTGCAGAGATTATTGATTCCTTCTCTATTAATTGTTTATCGTATTTCTTCTTCAATACGATCTACTATTCGTACAATGTCAAAGAGGTAGTCTGAAAGTTCTGCGGTGCTAATGTCGAGTTCATAACCCAACCGCACCAAGGTAACTTTGTTTCCACTGACAATAAGTTCTCTGATTTTTTCATACATTGATATCAAGAAGTCTGCTTCTTGAGATGTTATTTCCGAATATGTTTCATCAATTTGCATAAGGTCTAATAGATAAAGCCTTGGCGGGATCTAGTTCGGCTATCTTATCTATCATCTCATTTTCCTTCTTATAAGCAGCTTGAATATCTTCAAGTGTAGAGTCCGTTCCAAGGTTCGCAAATAGCTGTGCCATTTCATAAAGGTACAAGTCTATGCGATTCTTAATTAATTTACAATTATAGTAGTTACGATTACTCAGCATATTTTAGATTTTTACATATAAGCGTCACTTTGTAAGTGTCCTTTGGTAGTTCTGCGTTATAAGTTATTTTGACTTCTGTGTAGTATTTTTTGTTATCATCCGGAACAATACCTTCAGAAACAAGGGTATCCGCCAAAAATTTTGATACAAGAATACCATTGTCAATGTCAAGCCTACTGTTATACTCAATAGCCATCTTAAAGGCATCAAAAGTAAACTTGTCATATTTTGATAAAGCTTCTTGGCAAATGATTTTATACTCATCTTTCTTTTTCTTTCTATATGTCCAGTGCTTTCCAGCGTAAATCATATTTAAGCTAGGAGGCTTTGGTAACATTAGTTCTATTTCTGTGTAATCCATCTACATAAATCTTTAGGTACACGATAGAACGCATCTAATCCGTTTCTGTGAGACGTTCTTATTCTACGAACTTCTCTAAAGTCTTCTTTAAATATCTCTGAGGAATGTGCTATACACAATGCCTGTGTCTCTGCACAAACAAGCACATAATAAAAACCCTTGCCTTCCCACTTTTTCTTTCTACCTAAGAAAGATACCGTGTCGAAAGGAAAGGATTCTTTGTCTGTCCAAGGATAGTTACCTTTAACTTCTGCTTCGAAGAAGTGAGACTTACCTTCATGGTCTAAGGCTTCTAGGTCGATGCCATAGTCTTCTTCATCTATTATCTTTGATACCCAATCCTGGTCTTTTAGCCAGGCAGTAACGATAGCTTTCCCGTAAGCATCGTTTGTGTCGTAGGATTCTTGATTGAACTTTCTGGCTTCAAACTTACTCATCCCTTGTTCCTTATTGCAATTTTTAACAGGATCAAATATCCTATCAAATCTTGCACAGTATCCTCTGTTGCATCTGTAATGCCACGAGACTTAATCCGCATAAGCTTATCATCAATCCTTGCACATAAACTATCTACGGCTTCTCCCTTTGAGAAGATACCCACGGGGTAAAGGGCTGAGTCCCCGTAGGCATCATTCTTCTCTAAAAGCAAGTTTGTAACTTCCGTAGAAACTTCAATAATTAAATCTCTTGTTTCCATATCACTAAGTTAGTCTATTTCATCTAGCAAATCAACTTCTACTTTGTAAATCTTTTTAACATTATTTCCTTGTAGAACTAATCTGCCAGAAGATGGATTAAAAAATATATATCTCTCCGTACATCCTGTGTAGTCAGATACATCAAACTTATAAAGGTTTCCATTGATAGATATGTTGCCATCTTTTTCAACAACTATGTTAAGAGCATCGTCTACATTAAACCTCATATATGCCCTCACTAAATTAGCAAAGGCAATCTTACGATCAAGAATTAGGCTGTGGACTTGCGAAGACTTTGTTTCCTTGTTTGTCGAGTTCATAGTATCTGTTCATTAATTTATCATAGAATAGTGTTACTGATCCAAGCTTACCTACAATCTTAGGCTTGGCTTTCACAACTGTAATCTCAACTTGATTAGGCTCATACGGAACTCCGTTCCCATCTTCCAATCCGAAGGGACACCTCCATACGTTTATAACCATCATACCTTTACGGCTCCACTGCATCCCCCCGGCTATGTCATTCATAGTGGGCTTGTCCATATATGGTACTCCGTTCTTGTACTTAGCCTGTTGGTGTTTAGTGTGTACTGTTACAATCGAATGATAGTCCCTCTCTGAAGAGTGCTTTCTGACCTTCGTGAGTATCTGACCAATAGCGATGTCATCTCTTACTCCAGAAGTTACATCGGTCTTTATCTCCGTAAACGGATCGACAAAACAACCATCTATCTCTGTGAACTGAGACTCCTCAATCTCTTGGACACAAGTATAGAATCCTTCTATAGTTAGGTCTTGCAGACCACTATCTATAATAAAGAAGTGTTCATTGATAAACTCCAATGCCTTCTCTGTCTCCTCATCGGTAGCAGTCATATGGTCATTGATAAGGAAGGGCTTACGAAGATACACCCATAAGAGTTCAGCGAACACCTCCGTTGGCGATCCTGTCTCTGGGCTATAGACTGCCCACTTCCATCCCGAATACTGAGCCGTATTCATCATCAACTCGAAACCGAATTGTGATTTACCTTGATGAGCACCCGCATAGATATATGTGGTGCTTCCTTTTTTCATAGAGTATTTGTCGAACAATGAATCAAATCCTGTCCACGTTCCTTTCTTTACTCCTTCTTTTCTCAGCGAGGTCAAACTGCCCTTAACCTCTTTCGCTGTGTATACAAACTTGCTTAATGCCATTACTCTTTTTCTTTTAGATAATCTTTTTCCTTATGTGTAAACGATTCACTTAGTTCTTTTCTATGTAGTTCTTCATAGACGTGAAAGTCGTAAATCTTTTTACTTGTCAATTTTAAAGCGGCCATCAAATTCATTATCATCTCTGGCTGCTGATTCATATCATCAATGGTTTTCATCCTAGTGGGGAACTCCATTGTTCTGTAGTGGTTAATGTAACCATTACCCTTCTTTACCTTGTAGGCTAACTTAACACCGACATAGTAAATCATTTGTCCCTCATCGCCATCGGTCATTTTAGAATATCTTTTATAGCATTCTTATAGTGGTTAGCTATGTCCATCTTTTCGACCATCCACTCTAAATAACTTCTTGGAACTTCCGACAACTTCTTACCCTTGTGTTTACCAATCTTCATTACACCATCTGTAATTCTAAAAGGAGTAAGCTTTACTTTCTTGGTAACTGCTGAGTTATTAGACCCAGACCTATTGTCCATCATCAATTTTGTTTTTCTTCTCATTTCTCTTTGGTGTTAAAGTATTCTACAATTAATTCAATCGCCATTCCTAAATCTTTAGGCTCTGCCATCTCTAAAGTATCATCACCTCTGCGCCACTTGTTGTGATTCTCAAGTATTGTTACTGCTTCTTGTAGTGTCATTTTCGTTTGATTTTAATTACATAATTTATGTAGCGTGGTATATGTGAATAGTCATACTTGTGGTAGGTGATGTATGAGTTGATTATTTCAACATCGTTTTCATTTACCCAATCTATAAACTCACTATGCTTCTTCATTCCATCAGTTCCA